CCGAGAGCAATTCCTGTTTTGTTATATGGATACAGTTGTTAAGCAATTAACTGATCTCAAGATAACAGATGCAGTCACAACGTCTATTAACCCCGTTGCTGACCCAGTTGGGAGTGGCGGAGGTTGTTCAACCGTTAGCTCTAGCAGTCTTTTTAGTGGAAGCGGTGGTTTTGGTGGTATACCGAAGATGGATGGTGTCACAACTGGCCATTTGGATCAGTATGTTCAGAAACAGTTCATCTCGGGCGGTTACCTCCCCACCGGGTTTTACACAGATGGTGAGGTGAAGCGTATGAGTCAGTTGACACAACCCGTCGCGGGTAGAACTTCACCAACACCACAAGAGCTAGAGTTAAATTTTGGAAAAGATGAAAAATTTATTTGGAATCCGACATTCGGTACGAATGTGGATGATATAATAAAACCTGTCGATGATGTCACGGCGGGTCCCAAGTCCTCCATAGAGAGGATGATGGGTTTATTGGGACATCCATCAGTTTCTAGTGGGACTGATTTGCCAAAGAAACAGCCTTATAAGAAGCCCAAAACATTTTCTAAAACCACTAAGGCTATGCCCCCTCCACAACCGGATGATATTGTAGAGAAGTTTACCGACGTTGAGAATCTATTTTCAAAAAACTTTAAAAATACATTCGGTATCATATCAATTATAAAGGAAAAGCGTTTCTCTGAATTACGACATTTTCTATTGGCCAAATGCAAATGGAATGATTGTAAGTTGCGGAGGATTGATTGTTTTGAGCATATTAGGTGTTTGATATGTGGGGCTTTTGATGATAGTAATTTTGACGAGACTATGTTGTGTGGAAAAGCATCATCTTGTCAACAACCACGTCATGATAAATCATGGACATTTTGTGAAATATGTCGCGAGGCTCGGCCTTTAGAGGCAGATGTTAATCAATGTTGTAGTGAATATTGCACTATGAATGCATTTTGTGTTAAATGTAGGCGAGATAAGTCCAGGGTTAGAGACAAGAAGAGCATGTCGTGGTTATGTGATAGCGATTGTAAGAAAGCTAAGCCTTGTGTGTACTTTGCGTCAGGTAAATGTACGAATGGTAGGTGTAAATATACACACGAGCAATTATTTGATCCTAAGGAGCAAACATTGAAATTATTGAAAGATGAAAATTTAAAATTAAAGGAAGATTTGAAGATTGTACAATTGAAATGTAATAGTTCAATTGATGCAGAACCCATTCAAAAAGAATTGGCGAAGATGAAACAAGAATACAAGTCGTTGGTTTTTGAACATCAACAGCAAGTACAGAACTCCAATGTCAAGATAAGGCAGATGGAACAGGCATGTGCGAGCTGGAAATCCCAGATGGATGAACTTTGTGTAAAGGTCGATAAGTTGGTGCAAGAACGCAATTTTTATAAAAATGAAGTTGACAAGTATAAGGCACTATATGAATCTTCTCAGTTAGAAGTTAAGCGTTTAAACACGTTGATTCCCCCACCGGAACAAAAAGACGTCGGGAGTGGGTTGGGGGAAGATGAAAAAGTGCCCGACGACAGTCATAGAGCCTACGATAATTTGAATTTTTGTTATGAAGAGATTTTGCCGGCCAGGTATGTTCATACATTTTTTTATATTTTTCCCAATTATCGTGAGGTTACTTGTAGGTATTTGCGACCCATTAGTTCGGTTAAGACTGACGAGCGATCAGTTAATCAGAAATCAACGAAGTTAGCTGTTAAAGATCCACGTTATGTTGAAGTTAATTTTGAGATACGTCATCATGTTAAGTTTATGTGGTTATATAAGATATGTTATTATAAAAGATCAGTAGATATGGTAATTTCTTATGAGGCATTAGCCAATTACATGCATTCTGGTGTAACAGATTCTGTGTGTAGTGATTGGGTGGCGTTTGAGAATTTGATGACAAATTCGAGGTTGACAACGCCCATAATGTTTAGTAGGAATGAAGATTTACAGATTATACCAAATACGAAAATAATAGCATATCATAAGTTTAAGATCATCAAAGGGTTCGTGTCGGCTTGTGCAATGCCTGATAGGCCTGTTGAGGGCCATTTAAACGGGGGAGCCAAGTCCGGGTTAAGATCGGGTACGTCGTCACAGACACCAGTTTGGATATTAAAGTTTATGAAGGCTACGGGGTTGGCATTTCTAATTGCTTTGATAGTAAGAAATCGCCGGCACGTTTCTCAACTGGATGTCATTTTGAAGGCGCTGCTTACCCTCACCCGGACATGTATAATGGATGTAATCAATATCATTCATTTGCTGCTCGCGTGGGTAGTGTTAAGGATGAATCCTTACTACTTTTACCTGCGTATAAAGAGTTCGACAATTTCGTTAACCGGTGGGTTAGCGAGAATGTTGAATCTCTCCCAATAAATACAGATTTGAGCTTCGAGAGCTGGCTCGAAGCTACAACATATTCTAGGAAGAAGAAAATCCAGCTTACCGCAATAAATCGTGCTTACGCATGCGGTCGTAAGGTGTTTGATGCAAATACGTTGATAGTCAAATGTTTTATAAAGAATGAAGCTTACCCCACTTATAAGTATCCTCGTGCAATTTTGGCCAGAACGGACGACTTTAAGGTCTTGATGGGACCAGTTTTTAAGGTTATCGAAAACCATTTATTTTCGATGAAGTCGGAGTCTGGTTATAATTATTTCATCAAGAAAATACCGGTGCCTAAGCGTGCCGCATATATACTTGATGTTTTAGGTTTGGAGGTAGGTTATAGTGATCTGAACACGAAAGACCAATACTTGAGGAGGTATGTCGTGACAGATTATTCAAGTTTTGAGTCATCATTTACCAAAGATATCATGGAAGCATGTGAATTCCAGTTTTATAAAAAATGTTTAATTGATCTACCTGATGGTCGAGGTTATTTGGATATGATGGGTCATTTGATGAAAATTAATAGATGTTTTTTCAACGAATGGAAATTTACAATTAGGGCTCGGCGGATGTCCGGCGAAATGAATACTAGTTTAGGAAATGGCTTTAGTAATTTAATGCTTACCAAGTTTGTTTTGAGTAGTATAGGAGCAAGGGATGTTAGGTTACTTGTAGAGGGTGATGATTGTATCGTCACTTATATAGGACCCATGTTCACACCAGAGTTGGTTAATTCACTTGGTTTTAAGCTAAAGTTTGTTTTTATACGAAGCCCAAATTACGCATCTTTTTGTGGACAAATTTTTGATTTAGCGCATTTAGTTGTAGTTTGTGACCCCATTAAGGTCATATTGAATTTCGCTTGGACAAATATGAAATATTTTAAGTCTAGCAATGCCATAAAGATGGGTTTGGTAAGGTCAAAGGCCTTGAGTCTAATTTATCAGTATAGTGGATGTCCCATCGTCCAAAGTTTCGCCCGAGCAATGTTAAGGTGTTCCGAGGGTTTTCAACCCGTCGTTGATCAAACAATTGATGCATACCACCGTTGGTTATATATTGAATCATTAAATATTATCCCAAATTACAAACCAGTCCAAATGTCTACTAGGCAGATTGTTGAAGAGGTTTATGGGATTTCGATTGTGCACCAGCAAACGATTGAAAAATATTTCGACACTTTTCAGTTTGGTCCAATAAGGTCTAACATAATAGCTCAGTATTGCCATGATGACCAGATACATTATTTTGAGAATTACGTTTTCTTTGCTAATTGTTTGTAATTGCAAATAAAATGACTTCAAATAGTGAGATCTTGGGGCGGCGGTCTATTACGCTGGGTCCTCGTGGTGATTATTACCTAAATCCTGTTGAACATTCTCGTCGTGCGTTACGAAAACACGCACGCGAGATGGAAGCGCAAGGTGACCCGAGCTTCAATGGGGCCATTAATCGTGTGTTCGAGGACCAGATTATGGCTAGATTCGGTGAAGTTGCTGGAACCTACAAGAAAGGTAATGTTTATTATGATACCCATGCGCAGATGGACCGTAAGCTTTTGGGTTCGCGTCGGCCGACCGACCCAATAGAGAACGACTATGATGTCGTGCGCCGGGCAAAAGTAAGACCGCCCATAAATAAAATGCCCGGTGACCAGAAACTGACAAAGAACGGACTTACGCAAAAACAAGCGGCCGAGAATAATCGGAAACGCCAATTGCGAATAAATTTAGCCCGTAGGAATGAGAAAAGTCGGCACAGTAGGTATGTGAATAATCGTAATAATGGACATAAATGGAATAGTGGCGGTGGGGGAACTGGACGTGACCGACGTGTCCGACAGCCCTCATTTCCACCTATGTCTTATGCCAGAAACCGTAAGTCCGGAATGATTGTTACATTCCGTGCAGGTAGAAAACCTGGATGTTTACGTATGAACTTTAAATTCAAAGTGTGCCAAATTGGTGTAGCAAATATCGCTGGGATTGGAAGCCAGATGGGTTTCATCAACCTAGCGGGTACGGGACCCACTGGAGGGAATGCCTCTGGCATCCTCCCTGTGGCCCCAAATATGGTTTATTATTATCCATCGGCGGTTCGACAGCTCGTCAACATGTTTACTTATTATTACATAAATAGATGCGGGCTAACAATATCGCCAAGAGTCAATGTCAACAATAATGCAGTGTGCACCATAGCCTACTCTGGAGATATAGAATATTTGGAGACCCATGGGCTTCTCTCGGGAGGGTCACCTAGTAATGCGGTGCCCACCGAGGGTGGCCTGTCGGGTCTTACAAATTCTTGCACAGAGGTGGTTTATAAGGAATGTGCCATAGGTGCCAATGATGTTGACAAGAGTAGAAAATTTTTTACCACAACCACCTCGACTTTTGACAATGCGGATATAAACTTCGCGGCTGCTAGTCCGTCTAGTTTACGTCAAGGAGTCGCAGGTGTATTCATGTTAGCTGGCGTAAAGAACGGCTCCGATGCCAATGGAGTCGTCTATAATGATGTTTATATGGATCTGGATATTGAGTTGTGTGAGTTCTCTCCACCCGTCACCGCAGACGCAGATCTAACATTCATCACCCGCCAGACTGAAGAGCAAAAGTCCGATATTGACTTCGACATCCAGTCGACCAAATCGACGTCGAGGAAGTCTACTGGTAAAGGAAGTCAGCGAGTGTGTAATTAATTGGTTTGTGTGTGAATGGGCAACCCTTAGGGATGGTGCCCATTCGGCTTAAGATGTTGTGCCGAAAACAATCAC